CGCTGTTGATATCTATATCTTTTATTGATTCTTTAAAATGTTTATAATTTTTTATGTCAAATGTATTTATATATTCTAAAGATCTTTTAATAGTGTTAATTGCATAGGCTAACTCTAAATCATCCTTAAAATAAAACCATTCTTTTCTATTTTTAATCCTAAAAGGGTGTAAAGAATGATGTATTAATTTTTCTGCCAAGATTCTATCGAATGTTTCAAATTTTGTGTATAATTCTAATGAATGTGTACTTGATGCTACATTTAACTGATCTACTCTAGTAACAGACTTATTAGCAATTCCTATTTTTAAATGCCCAGGTTTAGAAGTATCTCTTATACAATAAATTTCACCTGACTCTCTACTATTAAATCCTTCTGTTTCTGGTTTATTTTCTAAATCTTCAAGTAATTTATCCTTTTCTAATAATAATTTATTTTTTTCTTCAATTTGCGATCTTAATTCATTTGATTCTTCTCTCATGGTATCTTGTAATATTTCTTCTAATTTGAGATAATAATCATGAATTTCATTAGCCTTTTTTGTACCGGCTTTTAAACAAAATTTTTTAAATGTATTAACTGTCATTAAAACTGTTTCTTGAGGCCTTCCTGGGCACGCTCCTTTTTCCCCAAGTTGGGGGAATAATATTTTATAATCTGTTTCTATCGTAAAATGTTTTTCAAGTAATCTTTTACTATGATCTTTCCTAGCAAAACCACACCATTTCCAGACATCATCTAAATCAATTATAAAATCATTAGAATTATAGTTTAAATAACAATAAAAACTTGCTACGAATAATTGTTGTTGATCGTCTGTAAAAGAATCTTTGATTTTCGTAAGTAATTTTGTTTGAAATTCATTTGATAATTTTGTAATGGGACTATTATTGATAAGTTGAACAATATCTAATCTTTGAAATTCCATTTATATATCAAATAATTTTATCTTTAAACCGTTTTTGTCATTTTTTACAAATTTTGTATAAAAATACAAATATTGTTTATTTTCACTAGCTCGTTTCTACCTGCACTTTCTTATATATTATATATTTTTCCACCAAACGGTGGAAAAAGATTCTCTCATATAATTATATACACCTCCATAGATTTATTTATTCACTTTCTTGTTTATATCCTACCACATCACCTTCTCTCGATATAATTACCTTGAGTTTACGAGTGTTTTTGTATTTTCTGGTTAGTTCATCAATTTTTTCCTGATCTACATCTCTCTCCTCATTATACTTAGAATTGTAATTTAGATTGTGATATTTCCATAGTTTTTCATGACCAACTCTAAATTCATCATGTTCAGACGCTTTATACCAAAATACTTGATCTTTAAGATCTGTGCTATTTCCCGAGGTTTTTATCACTAAACATTCATGATTCTGGGTACACGAGTCGAGGATGTTACAAAAATGATCGAATGTTGGGATCGCACCCGCATAGCCTTCATAAATATTCTTGCGATTTTTTATACTAGGTTCATTGAAAATAAATACGTAATCAATGTTTGATCTAAGTGCAGGTGGAATACCAAGTGGATATTGCATTGTTAATATGAAAAATAAGTTAAAATGTCTACCGTTGAAGAAGATTTCCTGTATAGTTTTTTCTTTTTTCCAAGAACTTGCATCAGCTAACATATCATCTAATACTACAAAGAATCTATTTGATTGCGTGAGACCATCCTTAGATATTTTTACTAGAGCATCTCTTGGCATATTACTTAATTTTGTTTTGGCACCTTCTAAAGTTTTTTTTGCAATACTTCTAGTTTCTCTAACTTTTGTACCTTGCTTTGCTAAAACTGATTCAATTAGTTCAGGATTATATTCACTGTGTATAAATGAATCTGGTATAAAATCACCAAAAAAGGGATTAGCTTGTTCTGTTCCTGAAAAAATTAACCCGGATGGTATATCACGATGATGATAGAAAATATCTCTCACAAGCCAACTATTATGAGTAACAATAAAATTACCAAGTACAAATCTGTGATTTCCATCTAATTCAAATCCATAGTATTCATCAGGTCCTAGTTCTTGAACTTCAATAGAACTTGACAAAACATCTTTATTTAATTGTCTAGGGTTTGCCATTTTTCTTGGAATTAATGTAGGTATATTTTCAATGCCTTCTCCAGATATATGAATTCTCCAAGCATAACCTTTCTTCTTTATCCCATTATGAGTCCAACTTGTTTTCTTTTTCCGTTTATAACAAGAAAACCCTAAACTTCTAGCGACAAAAATCAGATCATTTATTAAATTTTCATGTTTTAATGATTGTGTTATTTCAAAACAGCCTTTATCATAACTTCCATCCGAGTCTATAAACCCAGCTAATAATTTAAGGCGATTTTCTCGTGAATTACATTTATAATTGTGTGGAATATGTTTATTATAAGTCAAATTGTATTTACGTAATACATTAAGGAAATAATTATTATTATTTTTTAGACCTTTAACTTTTTCTCCATTTATCCCATAAGAATATTTATTACTTTTTCTATATGAAAGATAACACTTATATTTTGGTAAATTTTTTGCAAAATACGATAACACAGTAGAATCTTGTGTTGTAATAACACCTTCGTTTTGATTACCATCTCCCAGCCAATAACCAATCATGTAAGGATCTAATTCGAGATCATTTCCCTTGAAATCAACTGGAACTTGGTATCCATGTAAATTATCTTTATATTTTTTAGAAAGGGATAAATATTTCTTTATTGGTAAATCTATTATTCTATCATCAATAATTTTATCGAAAAATGATTTTGCTTCTATATAACTTTCTTCTTTATTTATATCATGATTATATGAAAAAATTTTTGATGTATATGTCAATGATTTTTTATCAAACCAGCTAATAATATAACGATTTCTTGTTAAATCGTCTCTTAAGTTTTTCTTTGCAGTATATTTAAGTGTCAATATGTGTTCATTATTTACAATATACGACTCCCCTTTTTTATTTGTTATTTTATATAATGTATCTATTCCACTATTCGTTCCAAGAACTCTTCTAGCTGTGGAATCATCTCCCATAACTAAGTCTCCTAATTTTATATCTTCAACCTTTTTAATTGAACCGTCGTACATAAGAATTTCTGTACCTTTTCCTAAACATTTGCCCGATCTTCTGCGGCCGAGTAATAATATAGTGGCATTTGGAACTATATCCTTTATTTTAAATTTTTTTAATGATATTTTATCAAAATCATTGGGCATAATGAGTTATTATTAATATCTTCTAGAAATAAAAAAATTAACGCAAACGTCTAACATAATTAATTAAAGTATTAGTCTTAAGTTTAAATTTATTTTCAATTAATTAATTAGAATAGTTTATGAAAAAAGTCTCATTTAATGAAAAATTAACTATACATGAGTACCATAAGAATAGAAGAATTTCAAACATATATAACCATGAAAAAAGGTCGTTTAAAGAATATTTTGAAGATAATTTTGACAATTGTAAAGAGTTTTTTATACATTTATATGAAACAGTTAAATTCAAGATAATATATCTAAAATTTAAATTAAATAAAAACTTGTAAGTTGATTTGCTCTTTTTAAATTATATACTGAACTTATATAGTAAATCATATAGTAAATAATAATATGATTTTGTCTATTGATATTGGGTTAAGAAATCTTGCACTATGTTGTATAGATGCAGAAGAATCAAATAATATAAGCTCTTATAAAATTAAATTATGGGATGTATATAATACATTAGATAGTGATAATTATTTATGTCAATCTTTACAAAAAAATGGGAAAATATGTAATAAGAAATGTTTATATAAATATAGACATAATGATGATAATATAATATACTGTTGTAAAACTCATTTTCCTAAACATATTAAGATATCAAAAGATAATGACTTTAAAAAAAAGGCTATAAATGATTATCTTTTACAAGATATAGCAAAAATTGTATTAACTAAATTACAAAATATTCATGATGAAAATTTGGAAATATTTAGCAAAATTAAAAAAATTATAATAGAATTGCAACCAAAAATAAATCAGAAAATGAAATTTACATCTCATATAATCTATGGAAAATTAGTTGAGTTATATATGAATACAGACACAAAAATTACTTTTGTGAGAGCTTCTCAAAAATTAAAGGCATATACAGGTCCAAATCTAGAATGTACATTAAAGGGGTCATATGCAAAAAGAAAATGGCTAGGTATACAATATGCAAAATGGTTTTTAGAAAATAAATTTGACATTGAAGAAAAAGAAAAATGGTTAGGCACATTAAACTGCTCTAAAGCAGATGATTTATGTGATACACTATTGATGGCTATAAATGGTTTTATTGGTATACCAAAAAAACAATTAAAAGATAAAAAAGGGAAATGTATAAAGTAATGTAAATCGGGTAAAATAGCTGATAATACAAGTTATGTTAGTTATTATATAGGTAACAATACCTTAACCATGATTCTTTATCGATCTTATACCTGTGATTTATTATATTAAATGTCAATTGAAGTTCCCTATAATACTTCTTATTATAGAATTCTAAATACATTTTATTAATATTAACATTTTCGTATTTAGGCAAATACAATATGAACTCTGTAAATGTAGTTATATTAGAATGAAAATATGGGAAACGATTTTTTATATCATAAAATAAATCACAAATATAGTCAAATTCTAACTCTGTATCCTTTTCATACGATGCGTCTTCGTCGTATATGTACTCTTCATCTTCTTCTATTTCTGAACAAGATGACATTTATAATGCTTTTATTTTAATTTTATACACAATTTTAATATATATACACAATTTTAA